GTTGATTTATGCGATTCAATGAAAACCTCTAATGACGCACTAGATGCATGGGAAAAGGGTATCAAGCCTCTAAATGCTAAGCTAAAAAAGTATAATGTTGCAGTAAGCACATTTACTGATGGTGTGCGTCTTGAAGATGCAATAATTAGCTATTGGGATGATGATTATTATGAAAATATCGAACATAAAACAGAGGAGATACCGTTTTGAGGTTTAATGAAAGAAGTAGTGGACTGATAAATGACTTTCAGGACAAGATATTTCATATTTTAGGTTGCGGAGCTATTGGCAGTTCCGCAGCCACTCAATTAGCAAGGATGGGAGTAGATGAATTTGTACTCTATGACCTTGATAAAGTTGAGGTACAGAATATCGGAGTAAGTCATTATGTAATAAGAGATGTGGGTAAAAGAAAAGTTGATGCATTAGACAGACATCTAAAGGAAATTAATCCTGCAGTAGCTGTGCATACACAATTCGGACTATTCACTGAGTTTATCAAGCCTCTTAATGAGAGTGATGTAGTAATATTAGGCTTTGATAGCATGCAAGCTAGACTAGAGGCTGCGAAAATAGCTCTACAAAGAGGTAATAAGCCGTCTTTATTGATTGATGGCCGTATGGGCTCTGAGCAATATCGTCAATACATACTTAAAAATCCTAGATTACAGGATTATGTTAATACTTGGTATTCTGATGATTCAGCAAGTAGTGAACCCTGCAATGCAAAAGCTACTAGTTACTGCTCAAATATGAGTGGTGCATTTATAGCTAATGCAGTGAAAAAGGTGATGAATAATGAGCAATTTAATAGTGAAATTATCTTTACATTTCCTAATAATAAGCTTGTTTATAGCGCTGGATAGCTATATATTACTTTTGTGATTTAGGACAAAATATGGGTCATAACTTCGGTTGTGGCCCATTTAATTCAAGGAGCTATAATGGCACTGAAAAAAGAAAAACGGAAAGCAATTTCTGTTAATCCAGGAATAATGTTACTGTATGGAGCACCTAAAGTTGGTAAAACTACTATGCTTAGCAAGCTTGATAATTGTTTAATTATCGATACTGAGCGAGGTGGTGATATGCTTGATGGTTACTTCCATACAGTCAATTCCAAAGAAGAGCTGTTGCAATTTTATGCTGATGCAACAGATGGTCATGAATACAAATACTTTGCACTTGACACTATCGACAAGATAGTAGAATGGACAGAAAAAGATGTTTGTAAAGAATATGACATTGAAAGCATAAATGATTTACCTTTTGGTAAAGGTTTCGGATTAGTTCGCGAGCGAGTAATGAATAACATTAAAAAGCTATCTTCATTATGTGACCATTTAATATTAATTGGCCATAGAAAGACAGCTTCACCTATCGATAATTCAACTGCAATAGAACCTGAAAGCCTTGATATATCAGGTAAATTAAAGAATAAGATTATGGCTAATGCAGATGCAATTGGCTATATGTTTCGTGAAGAAGATAACCTTATGGTTTCATTTGAATCAGGTAAAGCTTTAGAGGCAGGTAGTCGTTGTGACCATTTGCGTGGTAAAGTAATGCCTTTCGATTGGACCAAAATCTATAAGAAGGAAGGAAAATAATGGCTATATTTAGACCAACCCCTAAACCAGCAGAAAATACTGGTGGAGTGAAATTTACAGGTGTATGTGAAGTTGGAGTAGTAGGGTTTACTGATAGGTCATCAGAGTTTGACTGGTCTGATGTATATCTTGAAATTGAATTTGCTTTAAAGAACTCAAAGTATACTCGCAAAATGCAAGTAGCTGGTGGTTTTGAAAAAGACAGTTCAGGTAATATTGCCCCAGGTGGTGTATTAGACAAGGTGTATCGTATATTTGACGCTCTAGGCTGTGAAGCAGGGCTTAACGTTAAAGGTGAATGGGAAGACAACGATGGTAAACCTATCGCTGACATCGCAGGATTCTTAAACGCTAATTACTGTAGTAACTTCATGCCAGGTACTGACCCAGTGCTAGATTATGTAGCTTATGTTTATAAAGCTCTTAATAAGAAAACTGGAACTACATTCAACAATATGCTAGTTAAGCTCTATCCTAATACCGAGAAAGGTAAGGAAGAGATGGCAAGTTATGTTAAGTGGATGAAGAATAACAACTACTTAAATGAAGCTACTGATGAGCCTAAATCAAGCAATCCAGTAGTATCAGCTGAAGCTCTGTAATGTTTGTAGAAATCGCTCAGAACTCTCCAAGAAGCAGAAATGTTCTCATAGAGAAGGGTGATTTAGCTAAGTATATACAGCCAGAAGTACCGCTTTATCGTTCAGTATATCTTTATGATGAAGCGGCTAAGGCTGCTATTGAAGAATCAGGAACAGTCAGTTCTTATTATGGCGAAAGACACATAGATAAGATTATTGTTGATATTGACAAGGGCCAAAACTCTGACGAAGAAACCTTAAGGCGAACACTAGTATGTGTTCATGCTTTAGAGGATTGCGGAGTACACCCTAAATCAGCAATACAACCTTATTTCAGTGGAACGGGCTATCATTTAATTTTATCTAATGAAAGCTTTAATTTCGCTCCCTCAGAAGACCTCCCTTATATTGTTAAACAGACTATGGCCAAACTATTACCTGGCATAGATGAGATGGTATATATTAGGACTGCAATCTATCGGGTTGCACATACTGTAAATAAGAAAACAGGATTACATAAGATTCCTTTAACTGTAAAGGAACTAATGCATAAGACTCCTGCTGAAATACATGAGCTTGCTAAAACACCAAGACTTGATTTCCCATACGAAGAGTTAATGGGAGATGGAGAACTGGAGGAGTATATTATTACTAGTACTCCTAGGATTCAAGAGTTTTCTAAAACTGTTGAAAACACCAAGGTTGTTCCCTGTATACAGAGAATGCTTAATGGTGGCCCTCAAAGTGGCAATAGAAATAATACAGTGATGCGAATTGCTAGTCATTTTCGGCGTAATGGTATACCTTCAGAATTTACCAAGGTTGCTATGTTGCATTGGAATGATAAATCTTTAGATGATAAAGTAGTAGTAGATAAAGTAGAGCAAACTTATAACAAAGGCTATCAATACGGATGTAATGATGAGCTGATGCTTAAGCATTGTCAAACTAAATGTATACACTTTAAACATAAAGATTATACCATTGATGTAAAAAGCGCTAGTGACTTGCAAGAAGAGTTTCGTGAAAGAATGACAACGGATTTTGGTGGACGTTCAATTGATTTAGGGAAGATGTTTCATCTACCTAAAGATATGGATTGTATCATCTATCCAGGTGAACTTGTAACTATCTTTGGGCCTACAGGCTCAAGTAAAACTACATTTGCTCAGAATATAGCATTAGGTGTAGATTTTGTTGAAGATAGAATCGTAACTGATTGGCAAATACCAACCTTATTCTTATCACTAGAGCTTAGTGCATGGTATATGCATCGTAGGCACCTACAGATAGTATCAGGCTTATCAAAAGATGAAGTAACTGAAAACTATGAAGATGTTTATGACGCTCACAAAGATAAGCTTAGCCACTTAGTAATACAGACTATAGCTCCAACGTTAGAGCAGATACAAAGTAAAATAAAAACATTACAACCAGCTGTTGTTATTGTAGACTATATTGACTTAGTCGAAACTAATAAACGAGGCGAGTATGAGCAGATAAAATATATCTCTCACAGCCTATCGAATATGGCAGTTAATAATGATTTAATTATTATACAAGTATCTCAAGTAGCTCGTGAGTATAGTAGAAACGAAGTTCTAGACCTATATGCTGGCAAGGGGTCTGGGGCAATTGAAAACGCCAGTAGGAAAGTTATAGGCCTCAACGGTCAAGCTAAAAGCGCTATAAAGAAAGTTCAGCTATTTAAAAATACAGATGGAGAACTATTTGATGCGCAACTTGAGTGGAGACCTAGCTTTAGATTAGAGAAAGTTGAGATAGACTAATGGGATTTTTACTAGATATAGCGTTTGACGAGAAAGCTCTTGTCCTAACCTTTTTTAGAATATTAAGTATTGGTATAGCAGGAGACATCGATGATGAATATCTTACCACTACACTACACCTTAGTTTATGGAAACTAGAACTTACAACCTCAATAGGATGGAGTAAATAATGGCAAGAAAAACCTTAAGTCGCAGTCAAAAACTGCTAAATCATATGCTTAGAGGACGTACTATTAATGGACGTCAAGCACTTACTCGTTTTGGTATTTATCGCTTATCTGCAATTATATTTAATTGGAGAAAGAAGGGGTTTGATATCCAAACCAACATGGTAACTCGTGGTGGCAGTACGTATGCTGTTTACACATTGAAAGGAACGCCTAATGTTTAAAATATTTAAACGATTGAACCCTTTTTATCGTAAACGTCAACGTCGCAACTTTACAAATAAGTTAAATCGAAATTCTTCTAAAAAAAGCAGGCAAATTGGCGGTTTATTCGCAGATATCCATAGATTGGAGTCTAAAATAGACAGCCTTATTAAGCTGACTGGTCATAAGCAAGTTAATGATGTCATTATGAGTCATAAAGATGCTAAAAAGTATGAAGACCAAGCCGGATTCTAGGAGGAAGAAGTCTAAGGGGGGTGTAAAAGCCCCCCGAAAGGCTAAATCAACGTTATTCTGGGAAGAACAGTTTCTTCCTATCCTCAAGAGCATGCATGGAAATCATGCCCAAAGAATATTCCATAGAGTAATGAAAAAAAGTTCTACGCTACGTTCAACTTTAAAGAGAAGGAGTAAGGAATATGAAGTTGTATTTGATATCTCTTTATCAGAGATTAGAAGACTATTGCTACGAGCTTACGGGAATAAATGTAAGTATTGTAGGAATATACTTGATGTTAGGAATATGGTGTGTGACCATATGGTACCTCTTAGTAATGGTGGGGACTCAACTCCTAAAAACTTAGAGATGATTTGTAAGCGTTGCAATACACGCAAAGGTCCACTAACGACCAAAGAATATCAAGGTGTTGTCCAATGGCTAGGTACCCAAAAAGAATGGGTTAGAGGTTATATAAACCGAAAATTAGCTGGCAAGGACATGTTTTAAAAGTTTCCCCAAGAGAGCCGCAGGAGAATATTAATTAACATGGTTTGTTATTTACATCAATCCAAGTTAAGTGATTTCAGTTGTTGACCACGAATTAGCAATCTAAAATCCTGTGGCTAGGGGATTAATTGGGAGTATTATGTATACTAAAACTAAAAAATTTGGATACATATCTAGAGGTTGTAAATACTGTAGATGTGATTCTAGAAAAGTCCACTGGGCTGATACAGAATATGGATGGAGACTGTTTAATAAAAAAACTGGTCAACCTCATGACTGTAAAGAAAAAAAAGCTTATGCTAGATTAGAGCGAGCTGAATCATTAAGAAGCAAAAAATGAAGTATGTAACAAGAAAATCTATGAAAATTAGGGAATCAGGGCGAAGCAGTGATTATATATCACCATCGTTTGGTTTTGGATGTTTATACAAATGTAGCTATTGCTATATGCGTAGACACTTACCTAATGGTTTAACAATTGCAAATAATCCAGGGCAAATCTTTGATAAAATATTTGAACATGCATTTATGCTTGGGCCAAAAACGCCTAACCAAACACATGACAAATTTTGGACCTATGACATTAGTTGCAATGAAGATTTTGTATTACATTCTAAATACCATGACTGGGAATTTATATTTAACTGCTTTAAAGAGTGTGGCTTGCCTATAATGGCTACTATGGCTACAAAATATGTAAATAGAAAGCTTTTAAGTTATGATTCTAGAGATAAAAATGGTGATAGAAGGATAAGAATAAGATATAGCCTGATGCCTCAAGCATTATCCGATAAACTAGAGCCTAATACCAGTCAAATTATAGACAGAATCAAGGCAATAAATGATTTCTATGATGCAGGTTATGATGTGCATATTAACTACAGCCCTATAGTGCATTATACAGGGTGGCTTGATGACTATCAAGACTTATTTGAGCTTGTTAATGATAATGTTAGGAATAATATCAAAAAAGATGTACTATCTGAATGTATATTTATGACACATAATCCAAAAATGCATGAATATAACAAGAAAAATGATATACAAGGTGAAGACTACTTATGGACTCCTGATATACAGGAAACTAAGGTTTCTCAATATGGTAACACTAATATTAGATACAATAGATTCTACAAAAAGGAATACATAAAGAAGTTTAAGCTTAAGCATACCAGTATAGTACCTTGGAATACAATTAGGTATATATTTTAATATATGAAAGGTTAGAATGAAGACAGAAATAGAATATTATTTGAAGCATAAAATACCAGAGCCAAGGAAATCTGAGCCACAAACACCACTAAGGTTTTGTGAATCATGTAAATCTGTATGGCAATCATACTGGGGCAATCAGGATGGTATGCTATATACTAAGCTACCTGATATGCCTACATATGGATTAAAAAGAGAGTCGTGCAATGAATGCAGGTAAAGGTGACAAAAAGAGAATACCTTGGTCGCAAGATTATGCCGACAAATTTAATAGAATCTTCAAGAAAGGAGATACAGATGCTGGGAGAAAACCAGATAAAAAGGGTACTAGAACAGTGCCTAAGAGTAAATGAGAGTTATGAAAATGCTAACCCTCAAGAAGTGGCTGATTTTAAAGACAATGACTATTACGTCAATGTTGGGTGGATACAGGCACTTAAGCTTGTAATGGAGCAATCTACCCACCCAATAAGCCAAACGCCTTTAAAGGCCTATGAAGAGGCTTATAACATACTAATGCAATTCTTTGAACATATTCCAGACACAATCAAGCCTGTAGTACATAAAGAGCTTGAGGAGCTTGGACTGTGAGAGATAGAATAGGTGAATATAATAATGACTTGCAGTCTATATTTGAAAGGCTGCTTATTATTGAAGAGCGAATAAAGGTGATTGTCCAAAGAATAAATTGGCTTGAAAATCCTGAAACAGCTCCAAAATCTAAACAGGCTCCTAAGAAAGAGCCAGAAGGGAAACTATAGTGAGCGAATTAGATGGCCTAACCAAGGCTTATTTAAAGCAAATCAACTCAGAAAAGGGCAGAAATATGTCAAGTTATTCTATCAACGATAGGCTTGCATCTCCACTGGGATTAGTTGCTTTTTATAAAAATCAATTACGTAAGTTTAGTAAGATTGGCTTAGGTAACAAGACTGAATTTCATGTAACTGTGACGCCAGAATTAATAAAGGTGACAATCAAAAGGCTTGAAGAGCTTTATAAGAATAAGATTGGGACAGTTAGCAAATGATGGATGGAATTTCTTCATATCCAAAACACTTCTTGCTTATGCTATTAAGTGATGTTACTGCAATACTCCACAAGATGGGGAAGGCAGTGGCTACGGATGATTTGGAGGATGAACATAAAGTTCGTATATTTGAGGAGCTGCTACTGTCAAAAGATGCAGCTCTTCTGTATTTAACAGTTAATAAGATTATGGAAGAGATAAACCTTGATGATGGAGAACGAATGAACATTAAAGCTGAGCTTAAATTACATATGGACACTCATCAGGAATCTTACCAGGATATCCATAATATACTGGCTGAAGCTGAAATAGATGGACTTATTAAGGCTACAGGCCTAACATTAGAAAGCGACAATGACAAAGACTCTGATAGCGAAGAGGACGACAACAACGCCGCTGACTAAATGTGAAATGTGTAATGACTTCGTAAAGCGGACTCCCTTCAAGTATAAACCTCAACAATTCGTACCTGATTGGGAGCCCCGTGAAGTTATAGTGTGTAGAAAATGTGTCTATAGAGAAGTCTATGGCAGTAAAAATTATCGTAAACGAATGAAAGAAGGTACATTAGATGACTAAATCTAAACAACATAATAAGAAACCAGGTATCAAGGATGTAGTTAAGGTTGTTAGCTCACTTATTCAAGAGTTGCAAATAGCTCAAGAAAGGATTAGTGAACTGTATGGCGTTATAGATATGTATATTGAATATAAAAAAGATAGCAAGAAGTTTAAAAAGTTTCTTGACACAAAATTAGAGGAAATTAACAATGACAACAAAGAAGATGAATCTGCTGATGGAGCGGATACTGACGGAAATAACAAAGACGAGGCAGTCGGGGCAGAAGGAATACGCGCATGATGAAGACAATGTCTTCGCTAATTTTGAACGTGTAGCTAACACCCTTGATATAACTCGAGAAACCGCTCTCATGACCTACTTATTAAAGCATATAGATGGCGTAGTATCATATACTAAAGGTCATAAATCACAAAGAGAAGATGTTAGAGGCAGGCTTACTGATATTATAGTATATACAATGCTTCTATGGGGAATGGTTGAAGATGAAGGTAATTAATGAGGTAGAACATACTTATTCAATATGTCCGATATGTAAGGACTTGATGGGGCCTAATACGCCAGTAATAAGTATGTCTTATGGGTTTATTGAATCAGGTGGTTTATATGCAGAAGAAACTGTTAATTTACACGCAGATTGTGCTGATACATCTATATTAGGATTACTACTAGAAAAAGTACAAAGTCGCTAATTACCAGCGTCTGCCTCTAGTAATAAGCCCTTTGCCTAAGCTTTTAGCAATTTTAGCTATCTGCCCAGATGTAAGAGACTTCACTTCTTTACCAACCTTGCGAGCAAAAGTAAGCATACGGGCCTTATCTGCAATTTCTCTAGATACCACCTTTTTGCCAGCCTTTTTTGCATAACCCCAACTCTTGCCTAATTCCTTTTTCTTGATACTTTCAGTAAGCTTTTGTCTTGTTGGCTTATATCCTGTATTAGTACGAGGGTTATACTCATGCTTAATATTAAATTTATACTTGTTTCCACCATTTGACCTATAGTAATAAGTAAGATGTTGATTCTTCTGCATACCACTACCAGTAACATCATACATATCTGTTATAAGGGTATCATAAATAATCTTACCAGACTTATTTAATCTCATACCACTATTAGCATTAACCCCACCTAGTAAATAATTCGGCTTTAATCCTGGTGAAAAATTTATATATATAGATTGAGTGCCATGCATAACTTTAGGTTTAAAGTTTTCTTTAAAGTATTTAGCTGCCGATTCCAATACATCATTTCTATGGAATTTTTGGCCTGCCTCTAGAGTTTGTAGAAAGCTCCCCTGTTTTTTACGTAACCTAACAAAATCATCAACATATCTAGAGACAAGTTTATTAGTGGCTCTTCTACCCTTTAACTCCTTGGTAACATATTCTTGAATTTCATACATATGGCTATTTTTAACAGACTTGGTAAGCGCCATTTGGTCACCACGGTGAAGAACTTTAGAAGCTGTTAATCTATCAAACTCCCCAAGATTCCATTTACTTAGTCCAATTGAATGAGGACTATTAGCTTTAAAAATCTTATTCGCCTGAGTTGGCTGAGGGATAGATATTCCATTAGCTTCAAACGCTTTAATGTCCTTAGGCGTTAAGCGTCTACCAGCCACTTGCTTGACTAAAGAATTTTTTAACTCTTCATGTCTATAAATTCTATTTAATCTGGCTTCATCACTAAACTCACCGTAATCTAAAGGTCTCATTTTTTCTTCAAGTTGATTAGCTTTAGCTAAAACCGCACCAATAGACCTTGTCCCATGTAATTTTTCTAGGTTAGGCTTATATCCGATTCTCTGTTGAAGATGCCAACTGTTAGCATCTAAGTTAGAGTAATCTCGCCACATTCCCTGATGCTTACCTACGCCATAGGTTTTTAATTCTCCAAACTTCATTGACTTAGGTAATTGTGCATTAATTTTATCAAGTGCATGAGAATGAAAATTCCCTTGAGCTCCAGCATTCCTAGCTTTATCTATTAACTCAATAATATCGTTATGTTGGCTATGATACAGGTTACTAGCAACAGCCCTCATCATATTAGCACCATCTTTATAAGCGCCTTTAACCATATTATTCATACGAACGCCGCCATAACCAATCACTCCCTTAGAGACAGCCCTTCGCCCAGCTTTTGCTAAGCCATATAACCCAGTCCCTACGACAGCTTTACCAGATACCCCAGCTAATAAATTATCCGATTCTTCTAAGTTTATATCTTCATCGAACTCAGCCACTATTCGTAACCTCCAATTATACCTCTAGGGTAAAGGCTTGATTGTTTTCCAGATTCTTTAGCTTTTTTAATAGCCTTAGCTTCACGTTGTATTTGCATCATAGGAATACCACTAAACTTATCAACTGCTCTAATAGGAGCTTCTAATACACCACCTTTACCATATAAATCTCTACCCATTCTTCCAAATGGATACAGTGTATGGATGTGGTAACTAGCCATTCTAGAGAAATCATCTTCTAAAAAGCCCTTAAGAAGTGGCCCAACCAATCTTAAAGCAGGAGGACTGATAACTTGTAAAGGAGCAATCGCTGAAGGATATGCACCAAAGAATGCTCTATCACGCTCAGCCTCATTACCAAATACCCAATCAGCTGTATCTTGATACCAACCGTATGGTTGAGGCAAGTTAGATTCAAATAATGAATAGGCAAACATATTAGCTAAAGAAAGCATAAACATATCGCCTATCAAGAATCGACCTGCTTCCTTACCTTCTTTAGAATTAGGGTCATATCCAGCTACTTCAAGTCTTCTCATAACATCACCACGTAAAGCAAGTGAGTTCCATGCATACATTTGAAAACGAGTAAATATTTTACCAAATGAAGTTCTAGCAAATGCTGGTCTAAATGGAGCTGAATACATGAACTGAGTAGCTCTAACACCTTTTTTACCCATTTCAATTAAGAATGGATGATGAGGGTCTTGAATAGCTCCTCCAAATTTCTCCCAAGCCTGTATATAGTGAGACATAAAAGCATCAGTACGTAAACGACGCTCAGGGATAGTCATAAATTTAGCAGCCTTATTAACGATAGCTTCGCTTATATTTCCACCCTTGCTTCGTAACATAGCTGTCATTTCACCAGCTTCCATTTCAGGGTTACGTTGAATAGCATCAGAAATAACTTTTAAGGCTTTCTTGCCTTCATTGCTTTGAAATTCTTTTTGTAATCCCATCTCATAAATAAGCCATTGAGGTAATACACCGTGCTTAACTACCATATCATCTACATCTTTACGACTCTTAAGTGATGGGTCTATTTGCTGTAAATATTCATAATTATACACCTTTTTAAATGTACTATATCCAGTACTTTGTAGTGTATGTAAAGTACCACCAAGTATATTAGCCATAGCTGATTTAGGATGCGCTAATAGAGTTGCCATTTCATATTTAGCTTCCATCTGAGACCATCTACGCATAGTATGCTCATCAGCAGCACCTATATATTGCTCTTCTTGCATTTCAGTCTTAGTCTCAGACTTACGCTTACCAAATCCTTCATTTAAAATAGCTTCAATACCTTTAGGATAATACTTAGCTAACTTTTCAGGCCTATTACCAGCTATATTAATAGTTTCAAACTTCTTATTAGCCTTCATTATAGCTTTAATTTCAGCAGGTTGAGGATTAACTAAAATAGCCTTCTTATGCTTATTAGCAAGATTGATAGTTAATTTAGAGCCAGGTGAATTAGGGTCTCCAAATAATATAGTTAAATCAGAATTTCTAACATTCTTTTCAGTACGAGGACCAAATTTCTTTTCTCTACCTTTATATTGCTTAGTAGTATAAGAATCCACTTCTCTAGCATTGTATAAGTTGTAATAATCAGGCTTATTCCCTGATGCAGTTGCAAAGCCTATAGGTGCAGTACCACCTACTTCATAACCATTCTTACGAGCCCATTCAACACCCATTACATCAGCACCATCCTGCATACCTGAAATGAATTTAACAGCACCTTTATCAACCTTAACAGTTTTACTGCCTTTAGGAATAATATGACCTAAACCTAATCTTTTACCAACCTTATTAACTCGGTCAGCCATCTTATTATCAGCCCACCAAGAATAAGGTGAATATTTAAGCTTCATATCTGGATTTTCAATCATCTTCTTGCTAAGAGTGACTGGATTCCCTAAGGCATCGTTAGAATAAAGTTTTGCAAAATTTGTCCATGCCTGTGCTTGTGAATGACTCCACTTGCCATGTCTAGTAAGCTTTGCATAAATACCTTCAGTTGGATTAGAAACGATATCTCTAGTCAGCATTCCAGCTAAGCCTTTAAAGTATGTATTACTTAAAGAACGAGCATAAGCTTCAACAGATGTTGGAGTAGCGCTCCATCCTGGAGTACTATTCTCACGAGTACGCATATTACCCATAGCTATATCAATATCAAACCATCTATCCATTTGAGATTCAGTAATAGTCTCTTTTTCAGCTATCTTTCGCATAACAGTATCATATACATCAGTATCTGATAAATCATCAAAACTATAGTCACCATCAAGCCTTCTTAGCTTAAATTGTAATTTAGCAAGGTCTTTAACTTTTGAATCATGGCTTCGACCAGGGTCATTGGCAATTTCTTCTTGAGCCTTCTTTAATGTCTTTTTGATAATAGATGGGTCATAAAACATTCTAGGGAAATATGTGTCAAAATTAAGCTTCCCAGTCTTTTTAATAGGATGCATTGACATCTTTTTAGCAACCTTAAGCATATTACGACCTTCTTCAGCACTATCTTTATCTTTAGATTTTTCAAGCTTTCGCCCTACTTCTAGATTTTGAGCAATAAACATTTCACGCATCATAGCTCTAATTCCATCTATACCAAAAATGCTTGGTACAGATTCATTAGTAGACTTCATAAACTTTTTCCAATTGCGTGGTACTTTGCCATTTAAATAAGTATCAAGGTCGTTTAAAAATATCTTATGGTCATACCTAGGTGATTCTTTTGTCAATGCGTCATAATATCCAATACGATAAGCATCTAAAGCACCCTCTTTACCAGTAATAACTTCATGCATGTCTTTCATAAAGGTGGTTAGATTATCATTAATCTTCTTAACGATAGCTTCACCTGTCATAAGAACACGCTTACCATCCCTGTTCACATAAAACTCTTGATTACGCATCTTAGGCCAATTAGCCGTCTTACGAGCCTGAATCCAATTATTCTTTAAGTGGTCTATGTTATTACGAATTTCCTCAGGGTTTTTTTCATATTTAATAGCGTTTTGCTCATACTCATGTCTACCATTCCATTCACGCTCTCTAACAGCAACTTCCCATAATGCAGGTGCTTCAGTCAAACCTTGATAAAATAATTGTGATTCTTGGAATTTAGTTACCTCTACATCACCAGCTTCTACACCAGCTTCCATCATTCTACTTACAGAATTACTTAATCTATCCATAAACTGTGTAGGAACAGCAACCTCTCCACGCTGTACTTTACCTTGCTTATCTGTAAAGAATCCTTCTTGCTTCATAAGCTGAATATCTGTAGACATTAACTCTCTATTAAGAGTAGGTATAAGCTGCTGATAACTACGCCATGCTAATGACCTACCAGCCTTTTCTCCACCAAATAAGCGTTGTACCCGTTGCCAAATTGTACCTCGTTTAGTTTGCCTAAGCCAATTTCTAACCATCTTAAAGTCATTGTTATTCATAGCCTCAATATCTTTAGCTATAAAAGGTAACCCGCGCATAAAGTTATTAAGGGCGTAACCAGACTTATCTCCAACAATTTCAGGATGATTTTTTAATAGAGATGCTATCTCAGTAACTACAGAGCCCATAGACTCACTACGTAACTCAGCACCTTCTTTAACAGCACCCCAACCTGAATGTCTTGCTATCTTATCAAGCTTTGTAGGGGTATCTGGAGCCATCTTAACTTCAGTATCTATAACCTCACCAAGCTCTTGTAATTGTTTCTTATTTAAAGGCCTATGATTATTAGACATCATTTCCATATATGATTGTAAATGACGTGATACAGCCCCATCACCTATTTCAAGGGAGCTAAAGCCTAACCTAGATACAGCAGTTTTAGAATTTAAATCTCGTAAATGCTTAATAAAGTCCATACTAAGCTTATCTTTTAACTTAGTAGTCTGTTCAAATTTATTAATCTTTTCTAAAAACTTCCCTCTATTAATAGAGCCAAGCATAAGCTGGTCAAATAATTCATTCTCTACTTTTGTAAGTTTTTTCTCTGCTCTGAATTGCTTGATTTGTGAGTCAATTTGAGCCTGGTCAAGCTCAGCCGTTCTAAAGTCGTCTTTACTGCGGATATCTTTAATTTCTTTCCCAAAAAATTCATCAGCTTGCCTCAAATATTCAGCGTTTTCTTTACTAATACCTTCTATAGCTTTAGATAAACGTCCACGAGTTCTAGTCATTAAGTAACTATTCTTCTTTAAATCCTCCACTTTGCGAGATATTAGCTTAAATCTTTCAGGGGATATATTGCCCTTAGCAAGTATATTATTTAATATATTAATAGTTACGATATCAGAGACATCATTAACTATAAAATCATCAGCCTTCTTTGCAAATTCTCTTAATTCTTTTAATCTGAAGGTATGCCCATTAGTAGCTCGAATTTTATCATCATATTCTCTATCAAGCTTCATTTTCTTTTCGTAGTTAGTACCCTTAACAGCCTTGATAAATTGAGACAATGACTTAGATACTTCTTCTCTCATGGCTGGGTCCCATAAGCGCATTTCCATTACATTACGAACATATGCATTTTCAGGAGTTTTCATTGTTGAGCGCTCAAGAAGTTCCTTTAAAGGCGTATTAGACTTTAAAGCTTTATCAGCCTGTAAATACATATATTTAACAGCATCTTGATTAAGTCTTGCAAAAGGTGAATCTGACCATTCAATGCCATGGAATAAATTACCTATCCTAGGAAGGAATGAATTAGATGCGCCAGGAGTATTATTAATAGCTACAGCAGACTCTGTTAATTTGGATATTTCATCCATATTAAAGTTTCTACCCTCTTTATAATTTCTTCCCCATAAAGCCTTATTTAAGTTAGCCATATGGCCATATATACCAGAATTAGTATAATCAAACTTTAATTTATCTGCATCCTTTAAATGCTCAAGTACTTTATCAGTATATTTAGATTGCTTAGATTGCCCTTTTTCAACAACAGATGTTGCCTCAAAATAAGAGTCCCAAAGAAGCTTCTTCCAGACATCAAGTCCTTTTAGGCCAAGCTCATCCATAGGGTCAGATGCTAATCCTAATTGTGCACGACTCATATCTCTTTGATATTCAACATCTGCAGCATCAGTCTTAGCTTTAATTTTAACTTTAAAGGACACCCATCTTGCCTTTTGTCCTTTTTCAGCTACATTCATTTTAAAGAATAAGTTGTCAGTTCCACCTGCATTAAGAATGGAGTTATATGCAGCTTTCATTAATTGAGAGTTGGATACGGCTGGTCCTAATTGATTACGTCCATCTACTGCAGCAGCGGTAATACGCATACGTTCAGCTGGAGCATAGTGACTAATGTTAGTAGCAGCTAAGTCAACCGCTGAATTACCTTCACTCTCAGTAACCAACAAGTCTCTAATGGCAGTACCTACTTTAGCAGCTCCAATCTTCTTTTTAATCTTAGCTTTCTTATTATCTTTAAGATTAAGATTCCCTTTACTGTCAGTATATTCAAATTCTTTACGGTTTTGATAGAACTGTTGCATCATATCTCTTGACATAGCCCCATTACCGCCAAAGAAAAAGAATGACTTATCACCATCTAAATCCGCACCACCTTCTAGTCTCATTGTTCTAGAATGAAGTAGTATGCCATGCCCTTTACGGCCTGTAAAACCTCCAAACTTAAGTACTTGCATACCTGATACTGAATCCATCGGAACACGCACTGTAGCAGCCGTTAAAACGTCTTCAAGGTAATTCTTGTACTCACCCTTCTCTGCTTTCTGAAATCGCTCAAACACCACACCTAGCGGCTTAGTTTCAGGATTTCCTTTAGCATCATTAAGATGTATAGGAATAACTCTATGTCCCTCATCAAGCAAGAATACCTCTTCGTTATGATTAATACCTTTACGGTTATTCTTCTCTAATAGCTTATTAGCCTTATCAAGGTTGATTTGTAATGCTTGGTCATAAGGCCTCATGAAAGCAGCACCTGAGTTATTTAACTTAGGTTTAGTAGCTGAATTAACTAAGAAGTTCTGTACAGCCTTCATCCTGAAATCTCGTACAAACTTATGATTATAAATTGAATCAGCAGTAATATCAAACCCATTCTCAGCTGCTTGTTTAGATATATCTGTAGCTAATTTAACTACTCTATCTGTTATACTATTAAACTCTGATACTTCTGCAGTGTATTCTTTAAACTCAGCCTGACTAATATCACCAGATTCTAAGTCTGTTTGAAGACTTTCTCTGGTAACTTTTAGCATTTTCTGATAAATAGCTTCACTTAATTCAGGTGCATGTTCTGATTTCATAGCACGTAGAATATCTCTCATGCCAATACTTTCAATATTTTCAATAATATGCTCTACATTAGCTTCATTCTGCTTACCTTCTACAGCTCTATCAAGGTAGTCTACAACAAGCTCATTAAATTTATCTTGACCAGCCCAGCGCTCTCCAATAATATCTTCAAAGGCTTTGTCAATTACCTTCTGGTCCATTGGCTCAAATGCTGTTTGTAGCATATTCATCATTACCTGCTTAGGTAATCTTTGCGCTTCAAAGAAGTGGTCAGAGCCAAATACTGAAAAACTGCCTCTCACATCAGTCGGGTCTATGTTATATATCTCTGGAAGTTTATCGGGATTTAGGTCAACACCCCACGTACCTTGCTTCCTTGCCCCTCTTTGCTTAGATGCTGAATCAGGTATAATCATATGAATGCCACGCTCACGCATAGTGGAAGATAGTTTATCTCCAGCTCCATGGAACATAAATTTACCAAGCATTGCACCTAGTTCTGGATGCCGAGATACTATAAAAGACTTATTCTGGCCAGAGTCGGGTACACCATAATCTTTATTCATTGTGTCCAATAGCCGTTGCTCAATAATAATACCACCATCCATATGCTCTGGATTCTGTATATTCTCTAAAGACTTTAACCCTGCCTCTTTAAGTATAGCATCACCATCATTAACAAATATAGCATTATAGCTATCTTTATCATTTAATAAGCTATTACCATCTTTATCTATATAATTCTCTTTTATAAAGTACTTATCACCCTTCCATGCAGGGGTAAACCATATTTGCATACGCTTATTAAACTTAGCAGAGCCAGTAATAAAGTCGTTATTCGGATTAAGTATAATATCAAGGCTTTTCTTATTAGCTGGCATACCATTAAAACTTAAGTCATAAAGCATATTAGACATGAAAATCTTATCATGATGAGCCTGTTTAATGCCTTGCTTAGCAGCTTCTTTTCTAGATAATTTGAGTTGTTCTGCTGTAACAAGCCTAACACGTTTTTTCTTCTTGCTACCGTCTTTATCTATATAATCCTTCATTATAAACTGTCGCATTACATGAGATAATTTAATATCTGTGCTCTCAGTCTCAGGATGATATTTAGAGAAATATAATTTATCTCTATCGCTTACACCACCAAAAATATAAAACCCTTCTTCATTAGCCTTCTTATGTATATTCTTAATAAAAGCTTTATATTCTTTAGGGCTATTAGCTCTAAACCTTGATATATCTAAATCGACATTCCTGCCTGTCACCTTATCCTTAATAGTAACATGGTCTAAAAGCATTTGATTTACTTCGCCAGTATCCCCAGTAATTTCTTTATGAACAGCTTCTAAAACTGTTTCAGGTTCTTCCTGAAGTTTTCTGTTTCCGGCCTTAGATATAGGTGCTTCATCATTAGGCATTCTATTAAAGGTGACTCCATCTGATTGCAGATGAATTACAGGCTGACCAAGGTTGCGTCTAGTGACCCACTGCCTTAGCTCTCTACGAGATTCTTCATTTAAAAATCCATCTCTTAATCTTTTTTGAACCTTTGGGCCAACCTTATCTAAATATACACTCTCTAGATAATCATTAACAAGTTTAACAGCTTCTTCTGAGCGGTTATTAGTAGAACCCTTGGTATTCTTTGTAATATCTATTAAGATATCATTAACAGCTTCAGAGATTTGAATCCTTGATTCACGCTGAGCAAATGGAGTAAAATTACCAGCATCTGTGCCCCAAAAGTCTTTCATATAATTAGTAACAAACTGTAGAGACTTCTTGCCAGTCTTGCGAGCTGTAGTACCCTCAAGGTCTTCCATTTCATTAACAGATTCTACTGTTTCTTTAATTTCTTCCCTTGTATCGGTTTCAATAGTCTTTTCAGTTAAAGTATCTTGTAGCTTTTGAAGCTTAGTCTCAACACCTTCAAGGGATTTTTCAGCTGCAGCAAGGTTTGTTATAACATCATCAGTTTGCTCTTCTTGCTTGTATTCTTCTATAACCTTTTCAAGGTTGGCCTTACCTTCTAATAATTCTTCAACTTCCTTGCGTTGATTCTTAGCAAGAGTACGTGCTCTCTTTTTAACTTCATTTACTATAGGAGCCTTCTTAAGATGCTTTCCAAAAAATTCTCTTAATGAGCCATGAACCATAGGCGATGATTCAGCCTTATAGGCCCCTAATAAAGCCATATTAACTGGAGGCTTAGGGGGTACCGTATTCTTTCCAGAAAGTCTCTCAAAACGCTTACCACCCCATCTATACCACCCTTGCTTACCTGGAGTAGTATAATCTAATACATATAATTCTTTATTAAGGTTTTTTGCAAACTCTGCAGCCCACTCTACGCCTTGACCTTTAACGTTACGTCCAGCAGCATGTTCAATAGGAGCTGTTATATATACAGTCTTAGCATTTTTAACTGCCCAATAATTCTTAGCAATTTGAGCTCGTTCCTGTGAGCTTAATTTAGTTATATCCCTAGGAATCCATTCAGTCTTACCCTCTACTATTTGTGGAGATGTAAGTGTTCTAGCAGCTCTTTCGGTATGCGGTATAGCTTCAGCTTGCTGTACTTCAGTAAGCTTTCTATCCATGCCTACTATTTTATCTTTAGAAGTTCTCCATGGAACAAAGTTAATAGACGGAATACCATACTCACCGCTAATAGCAGCAAGTCCTGCGTCAGCATGAGTTCCAGTTGTTCCTGAATAACCTTTTTCTTTAAGTTGAGATTCTTTAACTTCCAGGACTGATTCACCAGCTATATACTCACCTTTGTCCCTGAAGCCTTCTTCAGTTAAAGTATAATCATCCCTGTCAATCTTAAGCTTTAATTCTTTTGCAAGTTTAAAAGCTGCAGCTCTCTCTAAATTGTCTTGAGGAATACCAAAAATAGTTTCTTGGCTACTTATTAATTCTTTTTGTACTTCAATAGGATTGTCATAAAAATCTTTATGCTTAGCTATATCAGCACCATGCTCATCATGCCACTTAGAATAGGCTTCTCGCTCAGCTTTAGAGCCTTCAATCCCTTCTTTCTGAACTTTTTGAGCAAACTCCATAGCCTTAGCTTTACGCCAATTAACAGCTCCTCCTCCAAAATAAGCTCCTAATAGATATTCATATACTTGCTCTGGAGTAGTAGCACCATGTGCTGTAGCCATACCACCTTGATATGCTGAACCTGCCATTGCTTTTAATATTGTATGCCCTCTTTCAGCTGTCTTGGGATTAGAAAGGTACTTTCCAATATCAAGGAAGGTGTGCTTGCCAATGGTCTCACCAATACCACCAAATACAGCACCTGCTGATGCACCTCCTACAAAGGCTCCCATCATGCCATCTATACCATCTCGCCAAGCTCCTACACTAGAAGCCACACCAAGATGGAATGCTTGTTTAGCTATATTACGTGCAGGCCCACCTGCTACAAGCTTGGTAACAGAGTTGAGAGTATCTACATTTTTCAGTCCAACTATTTCTAAGCCTTCTCTTGCAGCTTTCTTTGCATACTTAGTAGCAAAGTCCGCAGTAACCATAGGTACAGACTTCTTATTTGCCCATTCGGCTAACTGACTAGCTTTGCGAGTAGCATTGCTATTACCCATCAATCTAAATGGCTTAGATAGTACACCAGGGGCAAAACCTACAAGGTGGCCAATATTCTTAGCCATAGCTTCAGCTTGACTTTGAGGCTCATCCTCGGCTTTATATATGTTTGCTGAAAATCCCTCTAAGAACCCTTGACCAAACTTATGTATAGAGCTCATAATATCACCCTCACCTTCATAAAAAGGGACGTTGTAATACGATGAGTGCTGCTCTATCTTTTGCTTATTTTCAAGGGAAAGCAGATGTCCTCTGCCTTCATATAGTGTGGTAAACTGTTTTAACTGCTCTTTAGTCCAAAGAGGTTGAAATTGCTGTTCTGCCATAAGCTAAATCTATAACCTTTTATTCGTCTTCTGAAAGTATTTGAGATATTGCATATAAGTCTGCAGCTAAAAATGCTGCGGCTCCTGCTGCACCCCATCCTGAAGAAGCTACAGTCCCAAAGCCAGATAATCCAGCTTTAAGGGCAAATTTAGCAGCTAATTTAGGCCCCCCTTTTTCCATTACCTTCTTTAAGGCCCATGAGGCCCCCTTTTCATTGATTTTACTTCCAACTTTTTTAAGCATTGATGGGACAGCATATGCCCCTGCGGTACCGCCAACTATTCCTCCAACCTGACCAGTCTTGCTATCTTTTTCCCCAGCAAGAGCATCTCCCATTGAAGAAGCGAGTTTTTCTGCAGCAACAAACCCAATAGACCCAGCAGCAAGACTTCCAGCACCTGACGTAAGTAACTTTTTAGCATTACGAAGAATCGATGACGGCTTTGTTCCTTTAATAGCTTCAGAAAGCTTATTATTTTTACCATATTTTTCAGTATACTCTTTAACTAAAGCCTCTGCTTTTGACATAGCTTCTTTTGCCCTTGAAGCACTTTTAACATTTTCAATGCTAGTAAAGCGCTTAATATTCTTTAATAGCTTCTTCTCTGCTGGGTCTGTAGACTTAGAGATTAAATCTGACGCTGCATCTTTGATGGCCCCTGCTTTACTATATGCGTAGCCTCCAGCAGCCACAACACCCACACCACCTGCTATATCCCAACCTGATACGGAATCAGCCTTCTTTCCGAAAGAATCAGGTGTTAAGCCTGTAGTTTCCATCGCAGCTGCTGGTCCACCAAGCCCCATTAACTGAGCATATAATTTATCTGCATTGATAGATTTCAAATACGCCTTTTTATCCTTCTCAAAAGTATTGTCAAATGGCTTATACCACTCACCTTTTAACCCTTGATTATTAGCTTCCCAGTCAGTAACCTTAGCTTGTAATTGTGAGCCAGCTTTCTGAAGTCTTAATTGATTAAATTGACCTACTCTTTCTAATGCAAGAGCGGAATCTCCCGCTAAACCAAGACTGTCCATATTACCAAGATAAGTTTCAACAAGCTTGTTTGTATCAGGAGATTCACCAGTCCACTTACCTTCATCATCCCAACCTGATTTCATTAAGCCTGAAGTCATATCATTGAAAAAGCGTTGACCTTGAATAACTTGATTTTCTTTATTCTTAGCTTCTGCTATCTGAGCAAGTTGCATATTGCGCTGGTCTTGATAGCGTCTATCTTCAACCTTTCTGCGTTGTAATGTATCTGCCAATTGAATTAAATCGTTTATTGTGCTCATCCTAATAAATTCTCCATAAATGAATCTTGACCTTCTAATTGTTTACGTTGTGATGCTATATCTAACAAAGATTGTTGGCTTTGTGCTTGTTGTCTATTATAAGGGTCTATAATACCAGAATACTCTCTACCTCGTTGAGTATTAAGTCTTTCTATACTACGTTCAGCAAAAGTACCTGTATCATCCATAATTTCTTGCTTGCCAATTGTTTCTGCTCCTGTTAATAACCCTCTGCCACGCTTAATAATTTTACCTAAACTTCCAGATGCATCTTCTAATGTTTCACCAATATCTTCACCAAGTTCAGTTTGCTTACCTTGATATTCTTCATCTATATCAGAAAGGTCGTCTCTTAAAGCTACTGAGTTTTGAGTTATTTGATTTTGAATAGTATCAGCTTTCTTAGCTAAATCGGCTTTCATTTTATCTGCTTGTTTAGTTTGCTTCCATGCACCATGTAACATACCAGCTACTTGAAGCCCCATTGAAACTGGACCAAGGATATTAGATGCTCCTGTTAAAAAACCTCCAGCCTTGCCAAGAAATCCTGCATTTTTAGCTACTAAATCTACACTCATCGAGGCATTCTCCTAGCTGATTCCGGAACATTAAACATATCATTTGTTGAACCTGTTATAGTTACCTCTGTTGGTTTATCTTGGAATTTATTATATAGTCCTAACAACCCTAATGTTGGATTGTCTGCTAGACTAACTTTAGATAAATCATCAAAACTTAATTCATTACCTGGCATATAAGCATTAGTCCATTCTTGAAATCCTCGTGTTTTACCGATATCATCTATATTCATAGTAGGGCCTCCAGGCTTAGAATATGTTTGACCAAAACCACCCTTTTTAAATGGATTAAGCGCGTTCATTGCCCTTTTAATATAGCCACCGCCACCTGCAGGCTCTAACCCTTGCTCCTCAGCAAACTGCAAGTTTTTGTCCCAGTCAGTAAGGTTCTTACCAAGGCTGCCTGCTAATAAACTAGTTGAGCCTAATGCTTGCAATGCATTATTCTTCAAATTATCTTGACGAGCATATGCATTCTGTGAATCTATCATACCTCTATCAATATTTTGTAATTCAGCTGCATTCTGCCTATAGCGCTGATTAATCTGAGTATTTCTTAAGGCTGATTTAAAGCTCATATTATTCCTTTGAGGTCTTGACTTCAGTATATAAAGTCTGACCATCTATTTTAGTTTCCTGATAAATCTTTCCACCTGATTGCACT